TCTGAATTATATCATCAGGGGTATTTTGGAGAAAATATCTCGGGTGTATCGTTTGGAAACCATATTGGATCTTTGTATGGTAGGGTGTCTTCTTATTACGGTAGTCTTGGAAAGACTGAACAGATGAAATACGAAATCGAATCTCAACTTGGTTATGAACCTACTGAGGATGAGACGATACTTGTGGTTGACCCCACAGACTTGAAGGAGTACTGGAAAGGCATTTATAAAAAATTGTGGGATGCTTCCCTATTGGAAGTTCCACTTGTTGCCCCAGTTGGGTTAGCTGAACCACTAAAGGTTCGGGTGATCTCTAAAGGACCTCCTTGTCTATACACATTGCTTAAGCCCTTTCAAAAATGGATGTGGTCTGTTTTAAAGAAAAACGAATGTTTTGCGCTCATTGGGCGTCCCGTTACTGAAGAAGACGTAAATCGGGTTCTTTTTAATATTCCCAGCAATTTTATTGCTTTATCCGGGGATTATGTTTCCAGCACAAATAGGTTACACTCATGGGTCTCAGAGACCATACTAGATGAGTTGATGGAAATTTTACCATATATTATACCTGCTGAAGATTTATTTGTTCTCCCTGAGAACTTTTTTTGAATCTCTCAAGGTCCTGTTTCTTAAGGCCTTGACGAAACATATTTTCGTTCAATATGAAGAAATTGACGAACTTGAGGCGCAATCACTACCTTCTGGTCTCTTTTTGAAGACCATTAAAGGGGTTGTGCATACTTACAAAACGAAACACTTGCCACAAACTGAAGGGCAACTTATGGGAAGTATTATTTCTTTCCCGTTTCTTTGTATTGCGAATGCTGCGCTGTGTAGACTCAGTCTTGAATTAAGTTCAAAGAAAGTTTATCGAGTTACTAACAATGTACAAACACCAGGGGCTTTAGCTCCTTTACTTATTAATGGTGATGATTGTTTGTTAACCGGTGATCCGAGCTTGCGACCCATTTGGGAATTTAAATGCAAGTTTGCTGGACTTGAGTCAAGTGTGGGAAAAACGTATTTTTCCAATAATTTTTGCACAATAAATTCCGTAATCTTCGAAAAAGATAAACGAAGCGGAATTTGGTACACCCGTAAATATGTTAATATGGGTTTAGTACTCGGTAGGTCTAAAGATGGACAAAATAAGGTGACCCTCAATAAATTAGGTTCACTCTCAAGAGACTTAAAAAGCTCATGTCCTACTACCGTTTGGCCAAAAGTTAAGAAAATGTTCATAAGGAACAATAGAAACGAATTGAATCGTTACCCTAATCTACCTTGGTTTATACCTGAGTGGCTTGGTGGTATCGGTCTGCCTAGAGACAACGATACTGAGATATCCGACATCGACAGAAAGATCTGTACTATCATTAAGATGAACTATCATAATCCCAAGTTTTTGATAGTCAAGCCCCAGGAAATGGCTGAGTGGGTGATGCATAAGGAAGTTATGAAAAAAGAAAGATTACATGGCCTAAAGCCAGTTCATTTTAAAAATGTGAACTATTCTAATTGTGAATATGATCTTTCATCTGAGTATGCTCAATACTATAAATACGCGACAATCGACTTGTTAATGACTCACTCTCTAGAGGAGATCAAACAGTTGACCAAAGGTCGAGAAGCATATCTTCAGAATACCAAAGTTTGGATGCGAGCGCATAAGCTCTTAGCTGCGTCGGGTGGATTTATACCACCTATGTCAAATGAAGACATGGAATCCGAAAATAAACGTTTGGTTATACCTTGTGTCATCTCAAAAATAGATAAACACGAAGCTCTCATGCAATGTCCTGAAAGCTCTATGACCCGAATGGTCAGTTATGTTGATGAAACTTTCTTTGGTTCTTATGTTCCAAAGGAAGATACTTTATCCAAATTCGTCTGTTATGACTGTAAAGAAACCTGTTTAAAGGTTAGTCCAGAATGTGTAAATGTGCTCGTTTAAGAGTCGCATCAGAATTGGTGTAAGTTAGATAGATAAATCAACACGGGAGAAGGTATACTCCCCTAAGTTAGGCTCATTGAAAGTAATCTCAATTAAACAGTGAATGATTGCCTTTATACGATTGCATCCCAAATAGTCAGGACGGATGTGGTTGATATTGGTAGACCTATTGTCTATTGTTATTATATCAAAC